TTAACAAATTAGAAACTGAAATTTTAGAAGTTTTAAATGTTAATAGTCGAAATAGTATAACTGAATATGAAGAAATGTACGATGAGGGATATGAAACTGGACGAGATGTAGGTTATGATGAAGGTAAAGAAGATGGCTATATAGAAGGATATAATCAAGCAATGTCAGAAAGTGATTAATGTTTACAGTAGAATTTGAAAAAGATGCAGCAGTGATTACAGTACTGTCTGAAGACGATAGTCAAGAAGATGTCGAAGTAATCGTTGGAGATGATAGTAATGTTTGGATTAGACAATATCAAGAGTATAAAAATGAATTTGACGTTATTTGTCTTACTTGGCAACAATTAAAAGATATATGTGTAGCATTAGACAGCCCTGAAGGTATGTTTCAAATAGTAAGGAGAAAAACCAATAGTGATGAAAATAAATAAAGAGTTATATCAGAAATTAGCACTAGATTTTTATGGCGATACTCATGTACATGCTCAAAACTTAAAGGCAGGTCTTCGTGAAGAAGTAGAAGAAGTGTGTAATGCTACTAGCCGTGAAAACCTTATTGATGAATTAGGTGACGTATTATGGTATGTTACTATCTTAACTGATAATGCGGGTTTAGACTTAGGTGATATTATGTTAGCTAATATTAACAAGCTTGAAAGGAGAGCTTTAAATGGAAAGTAAAGTACATAGTATAGAAGTAATCGTAAAGGTATGGAATCTGAAGAAAACAAAGAATAAATAATACCTGACGTTAAAGAACAATATAAAGGAGCTACTATGTTAGCTATTGTTGATGGTGATGTACTTTTATATATTAGTATATGGGGTGCAGAAACCAAAGAAGAAGCAAGAGAAAATTTTGATAGTTTATTTAATTCTATATTAGAAGATCTTTTTACAACAGATTACGTTATGGCTTTAGGTGGCCCTGACAACTTTCGAGTAGATATATACAATGAGTATAAGGCTAATCGATCAAAGTCAAAATCAACAAGACCAGAATGGTTCTTAGATTTGAAATCAGATGTTGTAAATGAGTATGAAGGTTGTATATTAACAGACAATTGTGAAGCAGATGATATGGTTCGCATTTGGGCTAACGAATGTAAACAACCTTATGCAATTGTTACTGTAGATAAAGATTTAGACTGTATTCAAGGGCTTCATTATAACCCTCGTAAAAGAGAACCTTATATAATTGAGGGTGATTATGCAGATTATTTCTATTGGAAACAATTACTTATGGGCGATAGCGTAGATAATATACCTGGGATTCCTGGAGTTGGTGTTAAAAAAGCTGAAAAAATGCTTGAAGGTATTATCTTTCCGTATGAAAGAAAAGAGATTGTATGTAAAGCATATTCAGACTTTTATGGAGAAGAAGGTCATGCTTATATGTTAGCTAACGGTAAGCTGCTTCATATTTGGCGCAAAGAAAACGATCATTTTAGTTTATCAAAAGAAAAGTACAATGCCTATGTCAACAGATAAAGGGCATTGGATATACAATAAAAAATTTGAACCTAGTGATTGGTTTGGGTTTGTGTATTGTATAGAAAATAAAGAAACTAATCAGTACTATATTGGTAAAAAACAATTTTGGCATGGTGGTCGTAAAAAATCTAAAACATATGGTAAAGCTATGTCATGGAAAACTTATATGGGATCTTCTAAAAATTTAAAAAAAGATATTAGTAAATATGGTAAATCTAAATTTAAGTTTGAAATGATAGATCTTTATAAGACAAAAGGTGGTTTATATTATGCTGAAGCTTACTTACAAATGGTCTGCGGTTGCATGACAGAGTATTTATCAGATAGTATTACACCTAGGTTTTATAATAGACAAATTGCAGCTATAAGATTTGTACCAAAAGAATTCCCAAAACAGTCTACTAAGAGATATCCTAATAAATTAAAAAAGAGGTATTTATAATGTCACCAATAGCTCCAGCCTTATGGATTGCTGGAATGGCTGCATTACTATTTGGATTAATAGATTACACATTTAAGTTTAATGTATTTGATCCAGTAATTGCAATAGTCTTTTATTTATTTGCTCAAGAACTAAGTAAGTTTGTAGCTGAATTAACTATGGATAATAATAATGGGTCGAATAGTAACTCGTAATCAACCATGTGAAAAATGTGGAAGTAGTGATGCAAAACAAATTTATGATGATCAATCAGCTTTTTGTTTTTCATGTAGAAGCAACTTCTTGGCTCCTAAAGAGGAACATATGCAACAACAAACATTAACTAGAGATTGGTCTACCAAACTCAAAGAGGTAGAACATGACTTCACTTCTCGTGGTTTTAAAGAGCGTAATATTCGTCGCCAAATATCTGAACATTACGGTGTTAAGGTTGCTTATGATATTGATGGTAATATTGATTCTCATTACTATCCCTACTATGACGGAGACAAACTCTCAGGATACAAAGTCAGAAAATTACCTAAAGATTTTACCTCGATTGGAACCGTTAGAAGTGGCTTGTTTGGACAACAACTGTATAGTGGAGGAAAAAGACTTGTTATCTGCGAAGGAGAGCTGGATGCTATGTCAGTGCAATCTGCATGGTACAAGCGATATCAAACCTTTTACCCCGTAGTATCTTTAAGGTCTGCTTCTAGTGTTAAAGATCTTATTAAAGAAAGGGATTGGGTTAGAAACTTTGATGAAGTAATTTTATGGCTTGATAATGATGATGCAGGGAGAGAAGCTACAAAAGAAGCTGCCCGTATCATTGGTTATGATAAAATTAAAATTGCTAAGTCTAATGAAAAAGATGCAAGTGATCTTTGGATTAAAGATCCTGATAGTGTAATTAAAACTATATATAATGCAGTAGATTATACACCTGCAGGTATACTTACAAAAGAACAATTATGGCATCAATTAGAAGCTTATAATGAAATTGAATCTGTACCATATCCTGAGTATATGGAAGGTCTTAATGATAAATTAAAAGGTATGCGTTTCGGCGAAATTACTTTATGGACTTCAGGTACTGGTTCAGGTAAATCAACTCTGTTGAGAGAAATAGCTCTTGACTTATTGGAGAAAACAGATGATAAAATCGGTATTATCTCGCTTGAAGAGTCTCCCGCTGAAACTGCCCGTAAAATGGCAGGTATGGCACTTAATCGCAACCCTGCGAATGAAGAAATCCCTATTGAAGATCTCAAGGTGGGATTTGACCGCATATTCGACTCTGATCGTGTTCTGGTGCTTGATCATCAGGGTAGTATATCAGACGGATCCATCATGGATTTCTTGGAGTATATGTGCCTTAGTGGTTGTAAATACTTATTTGTTGACCACATCACTATCCTCGCTTCGGAAGGCACTGAAGGACTCACTGGAAACGAAGCAATAGATAAAATTATGAATGACCTTCTTAGACTTGTTAAAAAACATGAAGTCTGGATTGGTCTTATTAGTCACTTACGTAAAACAGATAATAAAGGAAGAAGCTTTGAAGAAGGAAAACTCCCATCAATGGATGACATTAGAGGCTCTGGCTCTATTAAACAAATTTCTATGGACATTATCGCTTTTGCTAGAAATGTCGGGTCGGATAATGTTGAAGAGCGGAACACTATTAAAACAAAAGTCCTCAAATGCAGATATACGGGATTAACTGGCCCTTCAGGTAGCTTGTATTATGAATTTGATACAGGTCGGCTACGTAGAGGCTCAGATGAGTTTGAAATACATGAAGAAATTAGGATTTAAATGGACTCACAACATTTAGTACAATTATCTATTATATGTCAACTCCTGGATTCGGGGGTTGATATATCTAACCTTAACCCTTACATACAAGAGTATCTTTATGGTATGATTGATGAATTAAATGATGAAGAAGAAGAACAGTTTAATTCTATATTTTATTATGCTGATACTTTCTTTAATAAATTAAACAAAGATGGAAAGGCACTTCACTAATGCCCACAATGAAAGAAGTTCTTAAGGAACTAAAAGAAAAAAATTACTCTGATGAAAAATTTAACAAATGGTTAATTAATCCTAATATTAGAAAAATTTATTCAATGAATAATTTAGAAGAAATTAAAAACTTATGGTATGAACCTAAGAAAAAAGTTACACCAACAAAAACAACAATTAAAAAGAAAAAGGATTAAATCATGAAAGCCTACGAAGACTTTATCCATCTTTCACGATACTCACGTTTTATAGCTGATTGGTATCGGCGCGAAACGTGGGGCGAAACTGTAGATAGACTCATCGGATTTTGGAAAGAACAAATTGGTAATAATGTTATTACTGATGCGGAATTTCAAGAAGTGCATGATGCTGTATACGATAAAGAAGTTATGCCTTCTATGCGCTCTATGTGGAGTGCAGGAGACGCACTATCAAAGAATCACTTTCGAGGTTACAACTGTAGCTTTGCAGAAGTAGATCACCCAAGGGTATTTGATGAAATACTTTATATTCTTATGGCTGGTACAGGTGTAGGCTTTTCAGCTGAAGCTAGTGCTGTAAATAAATTACCTATTATTAACGATCAATTTGTTAAGACAGAACGTACTATCTCAATTGAAGATAGCGCTGAAGGTTGGGCAAAAGGATTACGTAAACTTGTAGCAGATTTATACTTAGGAAATATCCATGAATGGGATTATTCTAAAGTTAGACCAGAGGGTGCTCGTCTTAAAACAATGGGAGGTCGAGCCTCTGGCCCTGAGCCTCTTAAGCGTTTATTTGAATTTGTAACAAATACATTTAAAAATGCGGCAGGACGTAAATTACGCCCTATTGAAGTACATGATATTGTATGTAAAATTGCGGAAATTGTTGTAGTAGGTGGTGTACGCCGTTCTGCTCTTATTTCTTTGAGTGATCTTACAGATCCAGAGGTACGTGATGCTAAATCAGGAATGTGGTGGGAAAATAACTCACAACGAGCTTTAGCTAACAATTCTGCGTCTTATGATCAAAAGCCCTCTATGGATGTATTTATGGAAGAGTGGTTAGCGCTTAAGAAATCAGGCTCTGGTGAGCGTGGTATTTACAGTCGCTATGGCGCTCAACGTAATACTAACGGGGGTCGTAGAGATAGTTCACAAATCCGTGGTACTAATCCTTGCGCAGAAATCTTACTACGTTCAGGACAACTCTGTAACTTATCAGAAGTAGTATGTCGAGTAAATGATACAGAAGAAGACCTTAAGCGTAAAGTACGTATTGCTACTATTCTTGGTACGTTTCAAGCATCATTAACAGACTTTAAATATGTGCGTAAAATATGGCAAAAGAACTGTGAAGAGGAAAGCCTACTGGGTGTAAGTTTAACTGGTATTCAAGATTGTAAACTATTGCAAAACCCTGATCCAAAGCTGTTAAAGGAAATGAAAGATGTTGCTATTCAAACTAATAGAGAGTACGCAGAACGACTTTCTATTAACCCCGCTACAGCTATTACTACAGTTAAGCCAAGCGGTACTGTTAGCCAGCTTGTTGACAGTGCTAGTGGCATTCATGGTCGTTTTGCCCCTTATTATATTCGATCTGTTCGTCAGTCAAATAACGATCCTTTAACACAACTTCTTAAAGATCAAGGTGTACCTAACGAACCAGACGCTATGAACTTAGAGCGTACTACTGTATTTTATTTTCCAATTAAATCACCACAAGGTGCTACACTAGCTAACGAACAAACAGCTATTGAACAACTTGAGAATTGGTTAACTTACCAAACTTGGTGGTCAGAACATTCAGTTTCGGTAACTATTTATGTAAAAGAACATGAGTGGTTAGAAGTTGGCGATTGGGTGTTTAAGAACTTTGATAATGTAACTGGTATTAGTTTCTTGCCTTATAGTGAACATACTTATGCACAAGCACCTTATTCGCCTTGCACTGAACAAGAGTATATTAAAGCAGTTCATGCTTTTCCTGAAGTAAACTTTAATTTATTAGATAATTATGAAATAGAAGATACCACAGAGGGCGCTCAAACTTTAGCTTGTGCTGCTGGTGGTTGTGAAATATAATAGCTGACGTTAAAGAACAATTATATTAGAAAGATTAAAATGAATAAAATAGTAAAAGATGTATCTGGATTTGAAATTGAATTTTGTGAAAATGGATTTGTAATTAATTATAGTGGTCGAGATAAAAACGATGAGTATCATAGTATAAAGAAAGTATATACTAGTTGGGAAAACTGTAATTCTTACATCAAAGATATAATAGCTCATGCATCGGAGTATACACATGTCGAAGGATGATACTAGAACTTTTTCTGAAAAGATTGGTAAATTAGTTGGATGGGGGTGCGGCGTTATCGTCGCATCTATCATTCACACTTGGATTGGACTTTGGGCTTTAACTAACTTAGGGTGGCTGCCGTTTCAATGACAGAAATTATAAATTTTACCGAAAGACTAAAAGAAAAAGAAGAACTTAAAAAAGAAGACAAATATATAGATGATCATTGTTTTGTGTTAAATCATTGTGATGATATATTTGAAGGTACACTTCTTATCACTAAAAGTAATGACGGTGAAATTCAATTTTCTGCAAGCGGAATTGAAGATCATGATGAGATGATGGATATGCTTGCATCATGTATTTTCAAAATAAAAGGGATTGACTAATGTTTACTGCAATATTACTAGCTTGCAACATGCAAGGAACAGATTGCAAATCTATGGCAAGTCCTCTTTTATACCCTTCAGAAAAAGTCTGTAAAGAACAGGTACAAGTAGGAATAGAATATGCTACTAAAAATGGCTGGGTCGTATATGACTGGAAGTGTATAGAATGGGGTGGAAATGCTTAGAAAAGCAATACTTGAAAATTGGATAGTACGATATTGGCGCTATCTAAAAACTTGGCGACATCATCGAGAAACTATTAAACAGCTTAATAGATTAACCGATAATGAGCTTAAAGATATCGGTATCTCAAGAGGGGATATTAATAGATTGATTTGGTTACAAGAAGATAAAACTATGCGTGGAAGAGGCAATGACTGAGATTAAAAAGATAGAACTAAGTGATGAAGAAAAATTATCAGCAATGATTGGAGATATGTTTGAAACTTATATTGAAGGTGGATTTGATTTTAATACAGATCAATCTTTAAATGATATTTTCTTAATGATATTCTCTGATGCAGTACAAATGACTTTGAATGTGCTAGAAGGTGATGACGAAGAATAATGTATTATATTATTGGCAAAGATAATTGTTCATGGTGTGATAATTCTAAAAAATTACTAGAAAAAAATCATACTGCGTATGTATATAAAAACTTAAGTACTATGACTGAAAGTAAACAAGAAATGTACAAACGTTTTATTAAAGAAGAACTATCAATGACAACTGTACCTGTTATATTTAAAATGATTGGAACATCATTAGATCTAGAGGATCACTTAAATGAGTGAAACAAGGGTAAAAAAGAAAAGAGGTAGATCCTCAACTAAAGTTAAGCTCAAACATAATCCAGCAACAGCTAAATCTGACTTTTTAAAACAATATAAAGATGTTACAGATATAGGTATCTATGGTGTAGATGATTTTACTAAAGAAATTATAGAGCACTTGTGGCTTAATCCTGAAATAACATTTTATGTTACAGATGAAAATAGTTCTAGATTAACTAACGTGAATAGACACTTTGGTCAAAGAAGTTTTTCTATGTATAGATTTAATGTAATGAATACAAGTGGATTTATAGAACATCCTCCTGTCGAAGTAATATTAGTATCTAAAGATATGTATGAAGCTGTTAAGAAAAGACCTAATCCTTATCATGTTAAGTTAATTTTGTTGGAAGATATTTGATGAATACTGAAACTTTTATTCCTAAAAATCAAAATAAAGATTATATGCTTGTTGATTTTGTTGAAATGAAATCTACTCATAGAGCCGTTATGCCTGATATTATGGTAGTAGAATACCAAGGAAAGACTTACGATTTGTTATGGGATAACTATTATTCTTATTTTTCAGGTCAAGTTAACGGTGAACAAGGATACATTCCATGAGCGCTTATTATGAAGAATACTTACCTAAACCACTTATTCAAATAATTGATGAAGTAGAATGTTATGGCCCTTTAGAGGAAAATTCTAACTTTGAGGTTATATGTCAGAATGAAGAAGATGACTTTATGTGGTTAACACGAGATCCTAAACAATTAAAAGGTTGGGAAGAAATTGTTAGTCATTTAAAAGGTAAAGGAATTGAGGTTGTTGAAATCTCTGCTTTATAGGTGTGCTAGTAAATCCTAGAGGCTGTGGAAGACACGCTCTAAAAAGACTAGTGTAGCGGAAGACCGTAGCGGGGTACATGCTTTATTGGTGTGTACCCCATTATAAGGAGAAATAAAATGAAAGCTAAATCGGTTATTAAAAACCCTATGGCTAAAGACTTACGACAGCCTAAGTACAGGCCTCAAGTGATTCCTAATAAAAAGAAATCACATAAAACAAAACACAAATTTAATCTCCGGAGACTCTCTCAAGGTATATCTATATGGTATATCTTGAGGGGGTCTCCCCTATTTTTTTTTTCACACACACAGAAAGACACAAAATGACAGAAAAAGATATGTTTAAAGCTTATACAAAAAATCCTTTCCAACTACGCTATGACGTATTAGCTATGGCTAAAGACATGATGGATAAGGCTTATGAAACTAATATGGGAGTAGCTACTAAAGCTATAGAACTTTATAAAGAAGACACAGAACAAGCCTTAAAAGCTTGGGATAATTATGTACCTAAAATGTACACACCAGAAGAAATTAAAAAGAACGCTGAAGTACTTTATACTTTTGTAACTAAGAAGGAAGACTCCTGACATGGATGACCCAAGCAGTATATACTACCGCCGAGCTGTAGAACTCAGATCTAAATACCTTAAATATATTGTTTGGAAGTCTAGGAAGAAAATTAAAAACTTTCTTAAAGACTTTTATTCGGACATCAAATTTGTTTTATTTATAATAACTAGGAAATTACATGGAAATAATTAACATTGTAGCATACATAGTAGCAGCTTATGCTATTGTTATGCATATCAAACATAAACTAACACACTCTAAGTGTGGATACTGTGGATGCCAAAAGGATTGCAAATGACATTATTATCTCATATGCCCCTCCCTAGTATGCCTTTTCAAACTCATGACAATATTCTTTTTAAACCTTATAATGAAGCTTTAATGCCTGAAGATGGTGCTTATAGAGAAACTAGAGAAGAAATGGTAACTGCTAAAGAAAAGAGAGCAGAAAAAGTTTTAGAGGAAAATTGGAAAGAAAAAGCTGAACAGCTTATGGAACGTCATAAACAACAGAACAATACTTACTATGAAAGACAAAGATTATTTCAAGGTGAAGTTCTAGATATTTCTGTTTAAAAATGCTATACACAGAATATTATAAGGAACAACTTCAGAAAAAACATAATAAAACAAATTGGGGTGGTGGTGTAAGCACTAAAGTTAAGTGGATTATACCTAAAGCAAAAACTTATTTGAATAGTTCTATTAATACAATATTAGATTATGGTTGTGGTAATGGAACATTTAAAAAAGTTTGTAATAAACTTTTCCCTGATATATCAGTACTAGAATATGATCCTGGAGTTATCGGTAAAGATATTTGTCCTAAAAAGGCTGATATAGTAATTTGTTTTGATGTTCTTGAACATGTAGAACCAGAGTGTTTAAGTGATGTATTATCACATATTCAATTAATAAACATTTATGGTGCAGTACTACAACCTTGCTTAGTTCCAGCAGGTCATAAGCTGAAAGATGGTAGAAATGCTCACCTGATAATACAAGACGGTGAGTGGTGGTTAAATAGGTTTAAAGATTATTTTACTATAGAAAATATTTTTTATAACACTCCAAGCCACTTAGCAGTATTTGTAAAAAATAATACCTGACGTTTAAGAATAAACTTGCTAGGCTCTGCCAAAGTGATACTTATAGTTGCTATCTACTGACATCTGAAAGATAGTTGCTTATTCCCCCCGATGATGTCCAATTATGCTACTTGATAGCTCTTTTCGGGGGGTTATTAAGTATCACTTTGGTATCCTAGTGTAGTACATTAAAACTATTTAATTTTTCTTTTATTATTATTATTTTTATTAATAGTTTCAAAGACTTATTTAAGAAATACTTTAAGTTATTGAAAGTGTTAATAAAAAAATTTGAATTAAATAATATCTTGAAAATAAAGCATTGGAGAAATAAAATGCCAGGAAATTCTAACCCCATGATATCAAAGGGCGGTAGAAAGCCTGGGGCTGGACGTCCTAAAGGCTCTAAAAACATTAACTCTATGGCCTCTGTTAGAAAACTTGAAGAACTTGGTTTTGATCCTATTGAAATGATGGTTCGCAAGTACAATGACATACAAGAGAAACTAAACTATCTAGAAGGAATTGGAAAGCATACTTCTGGCGCTTATGCACAGATGACAGCTACACAAGGAACTCTAATTAATAATTTGATGGCTTATGGCTATAAGAAAATCCCTGATAAAATCGAACAGGAATTCTCGGAGAGAAAACCTATTTCTATTGTACTCACCGATAATAAAAAGGAAAATAACGATGAGTAAATCAGAACCTTGGCACTTCTCTAAGAGTGTACCCTTAACATTTATATTAGCTATTATAGCCCAAACTATAGCTCTTGTATGGTATGTTTCTTCTTTAGATAATGCTATACAAAATAATACTAGAGACTTAATGCGCCAAGAGGTTCGCTTAGAAGCTTTAGAAAGTATTGTACAAACACAAGCACTAACTTTAGTTCGTATGGATGAAAATATAAAAGCCATAAGAAATATGATGGAAAAAGATCGTCAAGATAGATAACAGATATATCCCTGATAGCACTAATAACAGCTAGGGGAAAACTATGATAGATCCAATCACTGCTATTGCTGGAGCCTCTGCTGCGTTTAACGCTATCAAAAAAGGCATCAGTATAGGTAAAGATTTACAAGATATGGGGGGTCAACTCTCTCAATGGGCAGGAGCTATGGCTGACATAGATTTTGCTCAGAAACAAACAGATAATCCACCTTGGTATAAAGCTTTAGGGGGCGGTGTGGAAGCACAAGCTATGCAAGTGTTTGCTGCACAAAAGAAAAGAGATGCAATGCGTAAAGAATTAAAAGACTTTATTTGTGTTGCTTATGGCCCATCACATTGGGAAGAACTTTTAGGAATTGAAGCAGAGATTCGTAAAAAGAAAAAAGACCATGAATTTCGTAAAATGGAGATTAAACAGTCTATAATTGAGTGGAGCGCCGGAATATTTTTATTAATATTCTTACTAGCTTGTCTCACAGGCTTTGTATGGTTAACCACATCAAATTAAAGGAATAATAATATGGCGGTAAAAAGATTTAGAAGTTCAACAAAAATAAAAAATAAAATAACAGCGACGGTTGCTGCTTTTAGAGCTGGTCGTAGACAAGACGCTCGTGAAGGTGGTATTAAAAAAGCTGGTCAATCTATATATGAAGGTGGCCGTGAAAAGGCTACACGAAGAAAAG